TTGTGCCCGACGAACCGTCCGTGCCACTCGTACCAGATTCTCCACTCGTTCCGCTTGTTCCGTCCGTGCCACTGATACCGCTTTCACCACTTGTGCCTGACGAACCGTCTGTTCCACTTGCACCAGATTCGCCACTCGTTCCGCTTGTACCATCCGTGCCACTCGTACCAGATTCTCCACTCGTACCAGAAGTTCCGTCTGTGCCACTGGCACCACTCATACCACTCGTGCCACTTGTACCATTTTGACCACTCGTACCAGAAGTTCCACTGGTTCCATTTACTCCACTAGTTCCTGAAAAATTTAATGCATATGACGCTGTAACAGCATAACTAGAAGTGGCAAACAAAACACCGTGTACGGTCAAATCTCCAGTAATATCGGCATCGCCGTTTACTTGAAGTCCATTAGAAGCGATAAATGCGTTTGGTATCATACAGCCATCTTTATATATTTAACTGTCCATGTTCCAGACAGTGGGTTTGCTAGTAGATTTATACTGCCACCAACATTGTTGACAGATAATGTTACTGGTACATTGCCAATTTGATTTACTTCGGTTACATAATAACTTGAAGATACATTGTTCCAACTTGCCATAACTTCATTAACTTTAACATTTGAATTTGAAACATCAGATATAGATACAAGCCATCTTGCAGCATGTCCGTCGCCAATGATTTCAGAATCAATTTGAGCAGAGCCAGAAATAATTTCAGAGTTGGCAGTTAATGAACCTGTTGTTCCAGATGCACCAGTGATATTTACAGTTTCAAATGTATTGGTAGCATTATTGTTTGTAATATTGTAATTGATAATTTGAGATATTGGTGGGAATGATGCATTGTTTAAGATAGCATCCTTGGCTTGAGCATATACAGAAGTAGATTCGCCCGGTGCACCAATCGTACTAGACATTTTTTCATGTGTATCAAATACAACTTTTCTTGGTGTGAATGCTTTTTGAACAACTGATTTATAATTCTCAAATTTATCTGGAAGTAAGTATGCATAACACATCATACTAAATGTTGTTTTGACAATACGATCTTGTCCAGCATCAGTAGTTGTTTCAAAGTTATAATCACTGATAGTTGTTCTAAACTTAAATTTATTCTTTTCGCCCCAATAATCTTCGGTAGAAAAATTAACAGATTCAACAATCGCATTACCTTGTTCTATTAGCTCGGTCCAAATAATAAAATCATAATTGATAATAACATGATCCGGCATTGCTACACTATATAATTCTTTTACTGGACTAAAGCCAGACATAGCAGAAAATCTATCATATTTATTCTTTTCTGAAAAATGCTTAACGGTTGGATATTGTAAATAGCGATTTAGTGTAATCAAACTATCATTGCGTTGCATTGTGCTACGACGAAAAGCAATAGCAGGAGTTTGTACTTTACCATTTTTATCTCTCATTACGCCATCTTTTCTTATAGCCTTCCAGCGTTCTGGAGAACTATAATTGATTGGTACTTTGATTTGTCTGCCCGCGTCAATAATCGTAGGAGATATAACATTATCAAGATATGTTAAAATTGCACTATCAACATCAAGCAGTGTTACAGAAAAGTTCTTTTGAGTGTCTGTATCTCTACGAACATTATATGCACGATTTGGTTTAACTTCTGGACCATATGCAGCAGTTATTTCCGGTTTTTTCATTTCGGACATTTCAGGTCCATGATTAACAGGATTTGTTGGTTTGTTTATTACCGGTTTAACTGTGGGTCCACGCCATGCCATAATGTTATTGGTTTCTTTCTAGAATGTTTAGTGAAGTATATTTGGTATAATGAGCATTGCAAATTATAGAGTGGCTCTTGTCGCTTTGACCGCCAAGTAATTGTTCCTGTATTACATTATCGATCTCATAATAACGATCATTCCATGCAACAATATCACCGATTTCTGGATAAAATTCTAATTGACGCAGCATCTTTTCACGCATCTTGAATACATGATCTTGATTTCTATTTGGTCCAAAGTCATCATACTCAGCAGACATTTCAGCTCTTTCAATAAGAGCAGATACTTGAATAGCTGGAAAATACCATTTACCACTTTCTGATGAAGTTTCACCATAGATATTTGTCTTGGTTTCATTTGGACAAATCTTAAATATTTGAACAAGATTTTCAATAATGTCGCCCATAAGTTCACCGTTTAGTGAATTTATCATATTTAAGTCGCGCTGTGAGAAGTATCGTCCACGTAGTCCCATATAATTTTTTTATGTTAGTGAGTATCCTGCTGCTGCTAGATACGTTCTAGCCGTACCAACACCCGTCGTGTCAGTCGCCACGACGCCAGTATTGCTGACGAGATTGGTTATTGCTGTGGCAGTTCCAGTAGTTCCATATCCAAAGATTGCTTTGTCATTACCATATCCTGCTGCTGCTAGATAACGTCTCGCGGTACCAACGCCCGCTGTATCAGTTGCTACAACTCCGGTGTTGCTGACGAGATTTGTCATTGAAACATATCCGCCACTTGAGATATTGTATCCATATCCAAATATTGCTTTGTCTGTACCATAACCCGCAGCTGCTAGACCATATCTTGCTGTTCCAACACCCGTCGTGTCAGTCGCCACGACGCCAGTATTGCTGACGAGATTGGTTATTGCTGTGGCAGTTCCAGTAGTTCCATATCCAAATATTGCTTTATCGGTTCCATAACCGGCGGCGGCAGGAAGCTGCCTTGCTGTGCCAACGCCCGCCGTATCGGTTGATACAATACCTGTATTGCTTACGAGATTGGTCATTGATACGTTGGTACTAGTATTATCTCTTCCATATCCAAAAATGGCTTTATCTGTACCATAACCAGCTGCTGCTAATATATTTCTAACAGTACCGACACCCGTTGTATCAGTTGCTACAACGCCAGTATTACTTACAAGATTGGTTATTGATACGATGGTTCCCGCAGTTCCATATCCAAATATAGCCTTGTCTGTTCCATAACCAGCCGCTGCTAGACCAAACCTCGCCGTACCAACCCCCGTTGTATCGGTTGCTACAACTCCGGTGTTGCTTACAAGGTTGGTGATTGATGAATAACTGGGTATATATCCATATCCAAATATAGCTTTTTGTGTTAAGTATACAACAATAGGATCAGCAAATACTTTTTTCAATTTCATTGTACTTGTCGCCGTAGCAACTGTAAATGGAGTTATTGATGAAACTGTGGCAGAGTTGTTGTTGGTAATAGTAAAATTGTTTGAGCTACCATCAACAATTATGGCAGCATTACATGTAAGCAATGATGTATTTGCTATTGCGGTGAGAGGAGCGGTTGGTGGAGTAAAATTGGATGTGTAAAGAGCAGTGCCTTTGACAAGACGAAGATTGCTAAGATAACCTGGAAATGGAGAGCGAATGGTGCCACTGTATGTATCAAATAATCCTATTCCGGGTGTTGTGCTCGTATTTCCAAATTGATTTGAGTTTGTTTGACTACCAACATTTACACCGTCCAAATAAATGGTTATAGTCGCGCCAGAACGGACGGCTGCTATATGATGCCAAACATTTATAGATGGGGCAGTCCAATTAGTATTTCCTTGTGGCGTGATAATATAATTTGTGCATAATGAAAATCCATTACCATACGCAGTGTTCCAATCACCATTCCAATTCATGGTAAATATACCATTTTGATTTGTCGTACTTGTATTAAACCAGCACTCTATTGTAAAATCTCCATTCAAAGTCCACGCACTAGAATTCGATGGCAATTTTAAATACTGATTACTTCCATTAAACTGCACACTGTTACTCAGGATGACAGACGTACCAACATTACTTCTATTCTTAAATTTAATTCCTTTTGGTGTTGAAATTGATGCAGTAAATGGAACGGTAGCTGAAACTGTCGCACTGCCGTTGTTGGTAATAGTAAAATTGTTTGAACTAGCATCGACGATTGTTGCAGCATTACATGTGAGAAGTGACGTGTTGGCAATCGCAGTTAATGGAGATGTCTGGGGTATAAAATCGCCAGTATAAACTGCCGTACCGTTTATGAATCTAAAATTGGAAATGTATCCAGTGATTCTATTGGTACCATAGTCGCTTCCGATCTTCATTGTTAATGCTTGCGCGGAAATATTTGCAGCATATGTAGCAGATGTACCAACGCCGTCTATATATAGAGTAAATGTATTTGAATTTCTTACAATTGCGACGTGATGCCAAGCATTAAGTGTTGGTAGTGATTTTGAAATATTTACACCCCATCCACCGGAACCGTTTCCAAGTAATAAACCACAACCGGCAGACCCTATGTTCATGTAGTATGTGTTTGATGCGAAGAGTGTTGATGATCCGTAGTCCCAAGAAACATCATATGTTCCGCGAGATGTTTGATATATCCAAAATTCTATAGTATGATTGTTTGTGCCTAAAGTAAAAACACTGCTGGTAGGAACTGATAAATAATTGCTTCCATTAAACTGCACACTATTGCCCGCCGATATTGTGGTGCTGTTGTTATTTCTATTTAAATATTTTATAGGCATATGATTTTATGAGAATATTAACTTTTTCATTTGTTCGGTTGTAACCGGTTCTTCTTCACGTATGCGAATAATTCGTATGCCTTTTTCAGCAGCCATTTCATTCTTTAACTTGTCAACCATAACACTTCTTTTTTGAAAAGGATATTTACATTCTGCTTCACTCTTTGGATGCCAGAACGATCCATCAAATTCAAATAAAATATTTTCATCTGGTAAAAATGCATCATATATTTTTCCACCCATAGGATATTGAGGAACATAATATACGCCAATGTCTTTGAGCATCATATAATACTTACGCTCAAGCGATGTAAAGTTGGCACTTGGCTTTAATGTCTTTTTTATGCCGACATGTTTAAGGTGCCGTCTTTCATTCTTGCTTAATACTTGATCTAATATAGAAAATGATTTCATCCAATATAAATTCCGAGTGGAATGCGTTGTAGAGTTTCGTTCATTTGTCTGGCTTCTTCGGCACGCATTTCCATTTGTGCCTTTCTTCCAGTTGCTTCAAGATTTTCACGCAGTTGAGTTATTAAATCGGTTTTTTCTGCCGCTGCTTCTTGACGAAGTTCTCCACCGTCTAATGTAACTTCTGCACCAGGTATTGGAATGGTTTGATATTTTTGACGAATACTACCAAGCACTTCTTTGCACAAAGCAAGAAAATATTTGCGTATCCATTGTCTGCCAACAGAATTGATGTTGCCATATGGAATAACATCATAAGGAACATTGCTATAATCACCAATAACTGGAGATGCTACAATAGAACCAGATGCGTTATAGTATGAACCAGAGTTGCTGATGCCTTGTGAGTTTGTATCTTTTACAAGAGTATACTCAAAGTGCATCTTCATGTTGTATGTTGGAATAGGAAATATTTTTACCTTGTTGTTTACAAGTTCAAATCCATAACCCGACTTTCTTACCAAGTCATTAAATTCAATTGCTTGCATACGCAGCAAATCTTCAAAGATTGGTGTCATCAAAAATTGTGTAGCAGGAGAATAACCAGCAAAGCCCATTTCATTAAGAACATTGCTATAACTCATACCTGTCATACTAAATGGATCATAGATACGAGCAGCTGCCGGTGGCATTTCGTGGAATATTCTACGAATTTCAATACGATCAAAACTTTCACTTACATCACCCCACAATGCTTGTAGGTCATATGATTGTGTACCTGCTGATAAATTTACATATCCTTTTTTCCAATCAACGGTTCCACCAACGCCAAATTCTGTACCATATCCTTCACTCAATTTAATCAACAACGGCAATCCACTTCCTTCTACACTTGTTTGTGTTAAATTTACATTTGCCGAAGATCCTTGCAATACACCCATGTTGTTGCGAATGTTAAATTGATTTACTTGAGCACTATATTCAAAACATGCTTCTTCAAAGCACGCATAAAAATTGGTGTCAATCATTTCAATGTCTGTGATTGGATAACCAAGACGAGTTGCTGCCCAACTTGCCGCAGCCGGTGCATCTTTTTTGAACACAATATCACTATCATACCAACCAAATGGTGTACTTCCTGTAACAATGGCAGAACCAGAACCTGGCCATCTTACGCGATCTTGATCTACTGTATAATTGATTGATGTGTCTGGCATATGCTATGTTCCAATATATGTTATAGGTATAAATATATAAATACACAAGAAAGAGTACTATTGCCCGAATATACTACAATATTTATTATACAATAAAGAATACCCGTTTTGGTATATATTTATAATATATATGGCTATAATCAAACTTAAAGACCTGTTACGTGAACATAAAATAATTGAAGTTGTGGCAGACGTACCTCCAGAAGTAAAGATCGTAGCACCATATGCTCATCATGCATATGCTAAACCTGCATCAGATAGTGCTGGCAAGCCATATACCCAATCTAATATTGATTTTAGTGGCAACGGTAAGAGTTCAGAGTCAAATTTAGAAACAAAGGTTGTAAACATCGTTAAACGCTTTGAGAACAGCGTTGATAATCCACGCGGCGGATATAATAAAGCCAAGAAACTTTGGTTTCCTCATAAAAGCCTAGAAGGTGGCAGTGATACAATTGCTTATGGTCACAAAATACAAAAAGGCGAAAATTTTAGTAAAGGATTGTCTGATGCTGATGCATTAAAATTATTAGAAAAAGATGTTGGCAAAAAACTAAATGTAGCAAAATCTCAAATAAAAAACTTTGACACATTGCCATTAACGGTTAGAATTGCCGTACTAAATGCATTATATCGCGGCGACATGGGACCAAAAACAATGAAATTATTAGATCAAAACAAGTTTGCTGATGCTGCAAGAGAATATCTAAATCATAGAGAATATAAAACCACAGGCAACAAAGGCGTTAAAAAACGCATGGAGTGGAATGCTACGGTATTTAAGAACGCTGCATAAAATCTATGTTAAAGAGTATTCCATTAGAATCTCCGATCAGTAAAATTCCAATGCAAGCATATAAGTGGTTTATTGGAAAAGAGCCACTTATTGCCAAAGTTATACAAAACAAACCAGAAGCCCAAATTCGTCTTACTTGGCTGTCAGAAGGAAGTCTACATTATATTATATCACAACACCAAACTAAATATTTTGGACCGGGCGGTAATCCAGCCGAAAAAGAATTGTATAAGGAGTTTAGATTATATCTAAGTCGCTTGAGTCCAATGTAATTAAAAGCGCTGATCAAAATTTGAAACAAATGTTATTATAATTTGTCAAACACAAATATGAAAAGTATTAAACTAATAGCACTATTAACATCAACCTTGCTAGTATCAGGTTGTGTTGCACCAACACGCAATGTGTATGTTTATGACACACCTGCTATAACACCAGTATATATTGTACGCCCAGCTCCTATATACTGGAACTTACATATGGGCTGGTATCGCGGTGGTTATCATCGCCATGGTCCTTGGCGCAGATGAAATCACTTCTGGATTATACCCGACCACTCTTTTGGATTTGCCTTGGCAGATTCCAAAGCCTTTTGCAATTTTTCGGGCATCTTTGGGTTAAAATTGATGCCTGTCTTTTGCTCTACTTCTTCTATAGACACGATATATTTGGGTAAGTCTGCCACTGGTAGTGCTGTGTTTGGAAAGTAAAAAGCAATAGATTTGTGGCTAGTGGCATCAATAACAATTTTCCACATATAATCTGGAATACCAACTTTGCGTTCTCCAATTGATTTGTAATCTTTGTTATATGTCGTTCCGGATATAACATAAATATCTTTGCCTTCTAGCACCCACATACGCACAGCTGTTTCTAGTTGTTTCCAAATACCACGATTGTGATTTGGAACTTGAGGAACCATGTTGCTCAAAAAGAAACTTTCACTCATAGCTTCGGCTGTGTGAGTATTGTCGCCAGCAGGAACTAAGTGACCACGATCAAATGGATTGCCAGCATAGTCACTCAAAGTAGATTGATGTGCTGGCGGTATTGCTGGATCTGGTCTAAAATCATCCTTGCGTTTGAATGTACCATTTATTTTTTCTTTGGTTACATGCTCTACAACATATTCTGCGGTCTTTGTATCATAACGATAATGAATAGCATAATTATTTTTTATGATATACTGATTGTCTTTTACTATTTTGCTAACCGGCGCTCCGTTATAAACAAGTGAACTTGCTTTGTCATCAATCGGATTAGCGATTGAAATAGCTGCTAATAATATAAACAAACCGGCGAAACGATAATGTGTTTTCTTCATAAATGTTATAGATATAAATATTGTTTATTACGATCAAAGTTTGGTTATTACCGCAACTTTGTCATTACACTCAAATACTACAGATGAAATATTTTTTGAGATATATTCATTTTCTTCTTGGGTCAAAAATGAGCTAACAAACTCACCTGTATTTTGCCAATTCTTTAATACAACTATTGTACTGTCATTTGGGTTTTTATTAAAATGTTGCATGTTGCAAGTATGCAAATCTTCAATTATATAAAGACCACCGCTTTTTACACACGAAAGTAATACTGCTAATGTTATTTGATGTGTGTGCATAAAGTGGGCACCATCTTCAACAATATAATCAAATGTATTGTCGCTAGGAATCTTAATCATAGTTTCTCTGACTGTTTGTTCTATTTGATAAAACTTTTCTAGCATAGTTTCATCAATATTTTTTAAGCAAGCTGGATTATGATCGGCAGCAAATAATTTCATTTGTGGATTATATTCTTTCCACATACGCAATGATGCTCCTTTGTCTATTCCTATTTCTAACAGGTTATAACTTCCTGTTTCTGGAATATATTTGTCATATACTAAAGTATATGAGTGCTTTTCTTCAAACTCTGTTCCTTTGTCTGTCTTATGCTTATTAGCAAGTATTGTTAGTTTATTCATATATACATAAATATACGGGCACAAAAAAAGACCGCCCTTTCGAGCGGTCTTCTTTATAAAATCTCCGTTTAAGAGATGAACTATTATACTTCGTCCAAGTTGCCGATGACGATCTTGCCGTAAAATTCCGGGCGGAGGATCTTCTTGGCATAACGTGTCATCACGCCACGACGTGGTGTGAAGTTCACTGGATCGTACACCAATGGTGTTTGGATTAGTGGGATGTATGGAGCGTAAACAGCGCCGGTTTCTAGGAAGTTTGTTCCACGGAAACCTACCAACATAACGTTGTCTGTCATGTATGGGTTCTTGTATACTGTCCAACGGTTGCTTAGAGCGCCAACCTTGGCTACGCCCATTGCGAACTTGGCTTGGTCGCCGTCCGTGTTGGTGGTGAAGCCTGGGATGGATTCGATGATTGTAGCTACGTCTGGAGAGCAAACTAGGAAGTTAGCGCCGCCACGTAGTGTCAATTGGTGAATCTTGTTCGAAACTTTTTGGATCTTGTTGCCAAGAGTTTGGAACCATGTGCTCTTTACATAGGCTGTGCGATTTGCAGCTGTGTCTTGGAACTTGCCAAGAGAAGCATTGAATTCACTGCCAACGCGAGCTGACCAGTATTCTGTTGTAGCAGCTGGAGCAGCTGTTACTAACATGTCAAGGATTTCTAGATCGATTTCCATCGAGACGTATTCCGATAGAAGAGCTGTTAGCTCGGCTTCGGCGTCAATCGAGTGGTAGGCGTTCAAGTCTTGAGCCAATTCTGGTGTCCAGACGGCCTTTAGCTTACGAGTTTTAGCAACGATGGCTTCGCTCTTTAGCTCTAGGTTAACTTCTGGAATACCGATGTCGTTTGCTACGCCTGTGGCGTTTGGCAATCCGGCACCTTGATCTTCGAAGTCGCCACGTGAAGTAGCTTCTGGTTGCTTGTGGTAAGCAACTAGGACCGAAGGAGTGGCACTGATACCAGAACCGGAAACAACGAATGTTACGATGTCGGTAGATGTGTCAACAGTTGTGAATGCTGGGTAGAAATCAACGATTCCGGAACCAGAAACGGTGAAAGCGCGGATGCCTGTTGCATCGTAGCCTGTACCGGTCAAGTCAGCGGTGATGCGCATGATTTGGCCATCAGAAACGGAAGCAGAAAGTTCTGGAACGAACTTTGCATTCAACCAAGAACCGGTTGTGGACGTGCCAGTAACGGTTGTTGTTTGATCGTTCATGGTGTAACCGAAGCGACCTTGGCCGTATAGACCATTGACAGCACTATCGGTCGATCCCAACTTTGTGCCTGTGCCACCGAACAACGATTGACCGTTGAAAGCTGGTTTACCGGCTTGGTTTGAACCGTATTTGAAGTCTAGATAGAATACTAGACCGGAAGGAAGATTCATTGGTTGAACCGAAACGAATTCCTTAGCTGCGATTTCAGCAAACACACGGCGAACTAGTGGGAGAGCAACGCCAGCCCATTGTTCAGAATTAGCGGAGGTACCTGTGCGGGTAGCTTCGTCAATTAGTTGTTTTGCTTGATTTTCCAAAAGGATGGACATATGGGATTTTTCCATATCGCCCTTTACGCCTTCTAGAAGACCGGTCTTTTCCCACTTGGAGACTAGACCACGTGTTTGAGACATTAGCTGAACCATTGGGTTAGCTGTCTCGTTTAGTAGTGATTTGATATCTGACATAATTTTATTTCCTATATTTGTTGTTGATTTGGTTTACTTA